GATGTTGTTCTACTGTGTGAAGTGTTGGACATAACCCCCGAAGATGTTTTGGAAGCTTTTGAAGATCGTTTAATTATTAATAGAGATAAATTTACAGAGGATACTGAAGATGAGACTTAATGATGCAACCCCTGCTGAGTGGGATAGGTTACGAAAGGAAATACCTGCTATTGAAAAAGTACCTAAGATAGACAAGGCTATGAAAGCTTATGTGGACATGGCTGATGAAGAACTTGAGGATGTAGTTAATAAGCCTAAGCATTATAATACAGGCAACATTGAGTGTATTGAAGCTATAGAAGAGTCTATGTCCTCAGTAGCATTCAAAGGATATCTCAAGGGCAACTGTATTAAGTACCTTTGGAGGTACGACTATAAGGGCAAGCAGGTAGAGGACTTAAATAAAGCTAAGTGGTACTTAAACAAACTAACCATTATGGTTTCCAAGGAGAATAGTTAATGGATCAATATCAGCAGTTTATACACAAGTCGCGTTACGCTCGTTGGATTCCTGAAGAGAAACGTAGAGAGACTTGGGAGGAGACAGTACAGCGTTATGTGGACTTCTGGGTCAACCGTGGACAGCTTGACAAGAAGACAGCCAAGCGCCTGTACAACGGAATACACAGCTTAAAAGTAATGCCGTCAATGCGCTGTATGATGACAGCAGGGGAAGCCTTAGACAAAGACAATGTAGCGGGGTTCAACTGTAGCTACTTACACATAGACTCACCACGCTCCTTTGATGAGCTTATGTATGTGCTTATGTGTGGTACAGGTGTAGGGTTTAGCGTTGAGCGTAACTTCATCAACAAACTACCGATGGTTGCTGAGTCCTTTCATAAAACTGACAGTGTGATTGTTGTCTCTGACAGTAAGATAGGTTGGGCTTCAGCATTCCGTGAGTTGATAGCTATGCTGTACGCAGGTAAAGTACCGCAGTGGGATGTGAGCAAAGTAAGACCTGCCGGAGCAAGACTTAAGACATTCGGTGGTAGAGCAAGCGGCCCTGAGCCTCTAGTAGATTTGTTTAACTTCTGTATAGAGGTGTTCACCAAGGCCACAGGACGCAAGCTGACATCCATTGAGTGTCACGACATCTGCTGTAAGATAGCTGATATTGTAGTGGTGGGCGGTGTACGTAGGTCTGCTTTGATTAGCCTGTCCAACCTGTCCGACCCACGTATGGCTAAGGCTAAGATGGGTGATTGGTGGCGCAGTGAAGGACACCGTAGACTCGCTAACAACAGCGTAGCGTACACAGAGAAGCCAGACTTTGAGTCCTTTCTGTCTGAGATGCAGAACATGTACGAGTCTAAAGCAGGTGAGCGAGGTATCTTTAGTAGAGTTGCGGCACAGAAGATAGCCGCTAGGAACGGACGTAGAGATCCTGAGCAGGACTTTGGTACTAACCCTTGCTCTGAGATTATCCTACGCAGTAATCAGTTCTGTAATCTGTCTGAGGTGGTTGTACGTGCTAATGATACCAAAGCTACCCTTAAGGAAAAAGTAGAACTAGCTGCTATCATAGGGACTCTACAGGCTACTCTGACTGACTTTAGGTATTTACGTAAGTTGTGGCAGAGAAATACAGAGGAAGAGGCATTGCTTGGTTTAAGCTTGACAGGCATTATGGATCACAAGGTCTTAAGTAATGACATAACGTCAGCAAAGTGGTTGGAGGATTTAAAAGATGTGGCAATCAAAACTAATAAAGCTTGGGCAAAAAAGTTGGGAATCAACCAGTCAGTGGCTATTACGTGCGTTAAGCCTAGTGGTACTGTGTCTCAGTTGGTCGATAGCGCTAGTGGCATTCATCCTAGGTTTTCTAAGCATTACATTAGAAGAGTTCGTTCAGACGCGAAAGATCCGCTTGCACAGTTCATGTCAGCAGGAGGATTCCCCGTAGAGCAAGACATTATGTCCCCTGCGTCCTTAGTCTATAGCTTCCCTGTCAAGTCACCAGAGACTAGTGTTACAGTCAAACAGGTGGGTGCAATGGAACAGCTTAAGTTATGGAAGGCTTACCAGAACCACTGGTGTGAACATAAGCCAAGTATCACTGTTTATTATACAGACGATGAGTTCTTGGAAGTAGCGCAGTGGATTTGGAATAACTTTGACTTGTGCAGTGGAATCAGTTTGTTGCCAGTAAGTGATCATGTGTATCAGCAAGCTCCTTATGAAGACATCAGCGAGGAGAAGTATCAGGAGTTAGTACAGCAGATGCCTGTGGGTGTTGATTGGAATGACCTTGAACATTTTGAACAAGAGGATAATACTACAGGTTCTCAAGAGTTAGCATGTGTAGGTGGATCATGTGAGATAGTGTAGCGTATTGTTTCTTATAATTTACAATGTATACTGTAGTATACAAAAAGCCCCCTAGGAAAACCTAAGGGGCTTTTTTGTTACTCATCTTCCGACAAAACTTTAGCACCTGCGCCACCTGTGAGCAACCCTGCCCCACCTAGTTTAGCCGCTCTTTGGGCTACTTTTTTTTGATCTTCTTTTGTCACTCTAATGTCAGCCTCATTTATACTTCTTTTAACAAACTGTCTTCCTGTTTCCGAAGGTCTTTTGTTTACGCTCAACATACCTTCAACATTTTTGTTTGCTTTTTGAATGTTAGCTTTGTTTCCTTTGTATTTTGTAGAATCAGCAAGTCCTGCTTTTTTACCATAAGTTCCTTTTACATAATCAACAGACACTAAAGGTTGAGCAGTAATAATGTTTTCACCGCCTATGGGATTCATGCCGCCTATATCATGCTTGTCTGAAATTCCTACGTAAGCTCTTTGTTTTACAGGATCAACAGAAATAAACGTATTGGCCCCACCAAGCTCTTTTTGAGAAGACCTGTACGCTTGTTGTATTGTTAGAAAATTACCCTCAGGGACTTTTTTAATTTTAGAAACAGTGTCGTTGCTAAGGACGTTCCCTGCATCATCTTTTACTGAAGCTACTCTCATACCTGTTGATTTATTTACAGGTATTTTATTAAAAGCGGCAAGAGCTTTCTTTTCACTTGCTCCTAAAGTTTTACCTATAGCTTCCTTGTGTCTAGCACGAAGCAAGACACCAATAGCTTGTGTAGGCGCTTGAAAATCTTTTTTAAAGTATTTCCTAAAAGTTGCAACGTCTATTGCTCCTGAAACTTGTAAAAACTCTACTGTTTGTTTAGGACTCATAGAATCAACTTTTAAAGCTCTTAAGTATTCTTTTCTAGCTTCACCTTGTAAGCTTTTGATAGCGTTAGCGGCTACTGTAGACTGTCCTGCGGCTTCTTGACTTCCAACCCTAGCAGGGTTTTTAATACTTACTGTTCCTTTGCTTTTTACTTGGGCTTGTATATGTCTAGCAAAGCGTTTTGCTACTTTATCAGGAACAGGGTTGGGTGTATTAGCTCTAACAAACTTATTACCTACTGCACTTGCTATATCGCTTGTGTTTGAAGCGTCTATACCTTCAGCTAAGTACGTTTTTTTAGACATGGGAGCAAGTAAAGAAGTATCTTTACCCAATTGTCTACCCATTAATTCGGCTGTTTCAGAGGCTCCTTCAGCACTTTGAGCAATTTCTTTTGCTTTCTGACGAGGAAAACCCGTTACTCTTTCAAAAGCAACATCTTGAGGGTTTAACTTGCTTTTAATAGTGTTAAACATAGAAGTAGCCGCCTCTCCTCCTACAGATAAGGGAGTCAACCATGGAGTATAATAAGGAAGACCCGCGCCTTTTGTTTGACCACTAGCTGTTGGTATTTTTTTGTCAGTGGCAATGCCCATAGATTTTTGAACTCTGGGCATTTTATCAAGAGCGTCTCCAATAACACCCCCTCTAACATTTGTAGGCATATTAAAAGCTGTGTCATTTATTAAATTTTTACCGCTTGTTAACATGCCGCCTGACGCTTTATCAACACCTTTTGCTAAACTTTTTGCTCCACGAACCATCGGCCCTGCTAAAGGAATAGCGCCTAATCCGCCTAATGCCGCCATCCCATAATTACCTTGTTTAAAATCTTCCACGCCTTCTTTAGCAGACTTAACCTCACCAACTATAGGTGTAAAATCAGCAAACAAACTAGCAGATGTTTTCCCTATGTTTGCTTTTTCTTCCTGTGTAGTTCCCGCCAACGCTTGTGCCGCAGGTCCAGTAGGCGTTAAAAACCCTTGTTTTAAAGAGGTCCAAACTCCTTGGTCTTCTAAAGCATCGCTCATTCTTCCGTCTCCATATCGTCATCTACTCCCTCAGGAGCAGTAGGCAGTTTCATAAGCTCAACAATAAGCACACGGTCTGTTTGAAGAGCATGTCTCATTTCTTTGTTTAAACCTGATTTTGAAAGAACATTGTCTGTAAAACGCAACGTAGCGGACAAAGACTTACGCAAGCTAGGACTTATCGACCCCCTGTATAAAGCATAACCAAGACCACCTGCCATGGCAACTCCTGTCAAAGCAGGTAAAGCCCCCACAAAAGCCGCACTACCAAGTGACGTAATTGAAATTATCCGCGCCATTGGTGTTTTAGGTAAAGAAGAATCCGTAGCTTTTAAAAGATTTTGCACATGTCTGCCAAGACGTGTATCAGATTCCTTTGCGGCTTTAGGTATAACTCTATCTTTAGCACGTAGCAACAAGTGCTGTCTTCTTAGCTTGTCATGTACAGGAGCCTCAGGAACAGCATCCTTAACAGCAGTGTTTAAAAAATCTCTTACAGTTCTTTGAGCTACTGTATATGCATTTTCATTACCGTCAAAAGATTCTTTACCTGATTTTTTAATCCACTTGTCTAATTCACGCCTAACTTCCATGACCTGTACAGGACTACCGTCAGTTTTGTTTAATAAATCTTTAGCTGTATTAAAAAGCTTCATTGCTACTTTTTCAGCATCTCCCACTAATACAGGGCTTTCACTAATTGTAATAGAAATATAATCTTCTAAATCAGAACTCAATTCTTTTTTATTTAATTTAACTTTTGATTTAGACAGTAATCTTTGTAAAGAATTGTGTGTTTTAGTTATTTCACTGTCTATAATTTCCCTTGTAGGAACCATGCTTTTCTTTTTGTCAATTTCAGGAATCATTTGAAGAACATTAATCATTTCTATTTCTTCATCAGTTGGTCTGTAAATATTTCTACCTTTTTCATTTTGAAACATACGGGTAGCACGAGCTTCGTCATTAGCTTTTGTAGAAATAGGAGTAATGATGTCGTTAATAAAGTCCCGACGCTGACCTGTTTCTAAAGACCTTGCTCTATCAAATTGAACGTCAGCGGCAGTTCGTAATCCTGTTTTATCAGGCACAGGTGATCTTCGCAAAGGAGGAAGAAAAGCTTCCGCTACGTTTAAAACACTTTCCGCTAATTCTCCTGACTTTGGGTTTTCGTTTTTCCAGTTTTGATAGTCTTGCCAACTACCTGACATAAAACTTAATACAGACTCAACCTCAGGAATCTGAGCTAAATCTTTTCCAACTTGAGCCATATAATCTACTGCTGCTTTTTCAGCGCTGTCTGGGATAAAATTGCTAACTACTCTTGCCCCTATTAAAACACCTTCCCCAACAACGTCTAAACCAGTACCTAAAACACCACGATTAGCAAACGCACCCGCTACAGACTCTGGCACATAAGATGGCGGCCTATCGTAAAGCTCACCTATAAATTGAGGAACATCAGCAATACTTTCACCCATCCTAGACACACCTTCAGCCATTTTTGCTGTAGAGCCAAATTGTGCAGGATCATAACCTTCCTGTGGTAAAGCGTCAAGCATACCTACTAATGCGTTAACACCTTCTAAATCACCTGCCGCATCAGCTTGTGCTAACGCGGAAGTTAGTTCTTCTCTTGTATAAGCCATTGCTTAACCCTATGGTTGTAAATATTTTAAAGCGGCTTTAGGAGTCTGGTACATCCCCTGTTCAGGTAAAGGAACATAATAACTTGCCGCAGTATTGGCGTCTAAACCACTACCCGCTACATTTTTTAATCGCTCAAGAGCTTCGTTGTTTTTACTAATTGCATAACGACTAGCTTGTTCTTCAATTCTTAACAATCTTTGTATGCTTTCTGCGTCAAGAGCAATAGAGGCGGCTTCTGTTTCTTTTAGGAACTCAATATCTTTGTCTGATATACCAGTACCAGTACCTACAGCTCCTGATCCTAAAACAGCTAACACTTGTCTTGCTCTAGTAGCTATAAATGTTTCAGTGGCGGCTACTTGGTCTGTCATTGTTGTTGGTAAAATTCCTAACTCTTTACCTAAACGCAAAACATTTAACTGAAAAGGGGCTCCAAAACCAGAAGTAATCCCTTCTTGCATTAATTCTGTAGATCGTTTGTTTAAAATTAGAACAGTTTCTGCCGCTCTTGCTTTTTCATTTAACTCTAAAAAGTTATCAACCGATCCTTCAGTTAATTTTTCAACAATAGAATTTTGCTGAGACAATACTTTAGAAACTTGAGGAGCTTGTGTTAAACCTAATTCAGAAGGAAATACCCATTTTTTAGTTTCGTTATTCCAAACTTTTCCTGCATCATTAACACGGAAAGGTTTAGAAATACCTGTTGCATCGTTAAAAACTTTAAGATCAGCTTTTTCACCTGATATTACGTCAATAAACTCTGACACAGACAAACCATCATATTCGCCTCTTTGAATAGCTTCTTCAACAGCTTTACCTGCTTTTCTTGATTTAGCTACAGCTATTTTACCTTTACGGCCTTGTTTAGAAACAACGTTTTTTTCTTCTTGTTTTCTTATTTGTTCAGCGGCTTTATCCATATCGCCACCATTTTGTAGTAATTCGGCTGTAGATGTTAAACCTAATTCGTTAGCTGTAGTAACTAAAGTAGCCCTTCGTTGATCTTTTGCTAACGCTTCTTTTTGTTGTGCTTCAAATTGAGCTTCTAAAGTAAATGCTTTTTGTTGATCTACTGTGCTTAAAAGTTCAATAATTTTAGGTTGATCTTTTGGATCTCTAGGGTTTAATTGTTGTAATTGTTCCTGTACTTTTTGAGCAGGACTACGTAAATCTTTACCCATTAATCCTCCCAAACCCTTACGAGCGCGCTCAAGACCTGCGGGTCTACCTGCTTGAACAGCTTGTCCAATTGGGCCTAAACCTGATTGACCTTTACTTAACAAAGTTTTTATTTGTTGATTAGGGTCTTGAGAAATGCCCGTTAGCATCCCTGCGTAATCTATTTGTTCAGCCATTAGGTTTCTCCTTCTTCATTTTCATCATCTTCTTCTTCTTCTTCTTCATTTCCTCCAAACAAACTTGACAGTAACCCAAATAACCCTCCACCACTAGAGCTAAATATATCATCTAAAGAGCTTAACCAATCAGGAGTATCATACAATTGATCTAACCAACTGTCATTTGTAAAAGGATTAGAGTTAGTAGACGAGTCTCCTCCCCCAGTTAATAAACCACCAGTAGCGTTTATACCTGATCCACTTCCTAATAAAAGACTAACTAAGTCTTGATCTCGTCCTTGTCTTAAAGCTCCTGCTTGTTGCTGTGCTTGAAGTAAAGCTTCTAGACCAGAAAGACCTGCTTGAGTTTGTAATTGCGCTCCTGTTCTTCCACCAACATTAGCAATGTTAGCTAAGTTAGTTCCTGCTGATAAAGCCGCTAATTGTTGTTGTTGTGGAATATAACTTTGACCTAATAAACCTGCCCCTAAACCAAGCTGTTGTTGTTGTTCACCAAGAGCTTGTGTTCTAGCTTGATATGCCGCGGCATTTTTAGCTTCTTCTTGAGCTTTAGATAAAGCAAACTGTTCTGGAGTCCCTCCGTATTGCGCTGTACGTAAACCACCCCTACCTTGGGCTTGTAGTTGTTGGTTTAACATCTGCTGTCTACGTTGTTCTTCAGGCAGTTGTAAACCTCTAATTTGATTATACAGATCGCTAGAAGCTTGTGAAACATCACCAGTTACACCTCCAAACAAAGTATTTGCTTGAGTTTGTAAAGCTTTTTGTCTTTCTAATTGTTGAGGAGTTAAACCTAAATTAAAACCACCTGTAGCGTCAGTCGTTGTACTGCCTGTGCCTGTAGTTACAGTAAAAGGTTTAAAAGCAGAAGTACCTACTGCTGTAGTTCCCATTTCCGTAGCCGCACCTAACGCGCCTCTACCTATGTCTAATGTATCACTGATTCCTTGTTGTTGGGTATAGTAATTAGACCCTAAGTTCAACAAATCAGTAAGAAAACCACCGTCTGCCATTATATTAATCTCCCAAGTAATGCTAGTATGTCAATTTTTTGAATAGAAAAAGCCGCGTCATTAATTTGTGCTTCAATGCCAAAGGTAACAACACTTCCGCTACCCGATCCGTTTACTTTTGGTGTTTGTATTACAATAGATGAAGAATATTCACCTTCTTCATTATATTCAGATATACCATATTCTGCTATGTTGCTTGTACCAAAAGTAAACGATTGTTTACTGTAATCCGATAAATAATCATAACCCCAATTTAAAGCAGTTTCTGTATTTTGCCCACCAATAATAGTTAAGTTAAACTTTTTTAAAAATTTTAAATTAGAAGTATTTCCAAAATCCATAGGATTGCTAAAATAACGCATTTGAAATTTTTCTGTATTATCTAAATATCCTTCGTATTTTACAATACCTGTAGATTTTCCTATGTATGTATCACCGCTTGCTGTTAAAGCAAAACACAAAGGATTGATTACAGACCACGTTGTAACTCTATGTGATCCGTCTTGTAATGCAGATCTCATATCAAAACAATATACAATTTCAGAAGTTTCAAAAGATAACAAGTAAAAAGCTTCGTCTGCGCTATAGTGAGCTTTAATTGGTAAGGTTTGTAAGCGAGCTAAATAAGTAATATCACTGCGTACATTTTTACTAATATCGCGCATAGGCATTGATTTTTCTTGGACAACTCGTTGAAAACTACGCACACCGTCTTCAGATAAAAAAATTAAATCAACACCCGTGTTTTTAACAGAGTCTCTTGCTATACAACCTACACCTACAATTGTGTCTGCTAAAACCATGCTAGCAGGTGTGCTTGCACCACTGTACACTAAAATAGATCTTTTACCAAAAATAATTAAAAAATCATTATGTGAAGCTATTGATGTTATTTCGTCATATCCTGTAGGCCATACATTTGTAACATCAAGACTACCAGAAGAACCGCCAGACCATTTACGTCCATGCAACAGGTCACTAAAATAAACAGTGTGCTTGTTTCCTGTTAAATCAGCAACCCACAATCTACCAAAGGCCGCTAAAACTTCATTACCTTGCGGTTGAGTGCCTGAAGCATTAGAAGCGTCTTCCGCTTCCGTTAAAGCACTTCCATCATAAAGTAAAGGTTTGTGTCCTCTTTGATAAAAAAATAAATTATTTGCTAACGATACTATTTTCCAATTGTTTGCTGTAATAGTTGTTCCACTAGGAGTAACATCCGTAAACGTAGTTGTTCCTGTAAATATTTTATTGTTCCCTGCTGAAAACACAGTGACAGTTCCGTCATACTCAATAAATTCGTGTATAGCTTCAATGCCTTTGCTTGTGCCTAAAACACTAGAACCGTTTGTTGTGACAGTTTCATAGCCTTTTCGCGCACCTACACGACCTAATTGATCAATAACACAATTGTCTGCAATTGACGCAAAGGAAGGATCAAGACCAATAGGTGAGTCCTGTGTGTTTATCCCCGCAAATCCTGGGGCCGCAATTGTTAGCGGTTGTAGTTGTTGAGCCATTAAACAGCCGTCCAAATAGTTTCATCAGGGAATTGTGCGGCATCAAAAGCCACTGCATCGGCTATAGCTTTGTCAGCTAAACCAAACTGTTCTACAGCGCTAGTGCCTCCTGTTTCTCCTCGCTCTCTTGCACCTAAGGCAGTAGCAAGTAAAACAACAGGATGGTTAGGTATTGTTAGTTTGTCTGTATCTGCTGACAAATTAGAAGTACGTTGTACAACATTAAAGTTAAGAGAGTAGACACCATCAGGAGTAGGATAGATATCAAACGTGTTATCCCCGTTACTGTCTACGCTTTTGTACGTATAGTAAAGAGGAGAACCTTCAGGAGCGTCTTGATTTAAATATACATTACGCATCCAACTAGAACCCCTGCGTTGCATAAATGTATTACTTGTGTCGTTAATAATGTCAAGTATTTTCATTTGGTTCTGTGAATCAGTAGCTGTATAATTATAAGTACCTTGGGCAGTATTAATAGACTTAGTTGTTCTAAGTGCTGTCCAATCCCAAGTTTGCTCTATTGTTTGTTTGGCTTCGTTTACAAGCTCCCCGACAAGTTTAGAATAAGCATTTTGAGATACGGAAGATACTTCATCTTCACGCAATCTTCTTAAAACACTGTTTACTAATTGTAGGTAAGTCATGAGGCATTCCTTTTTTCTGTTTCTAATAATTTAACAAGTTCTTGAGTATCCTCAACTTTAGTAGTAAACTCAAATGGGTCTTCAAACAAGTTATCTGTAGTTCTTGTAGCTAAAGCTCTAACTCTTTCTTTTTCAGCATTTTGTGCTTCTTGAATAGCAAGGCCTGAGAAACCTGCTGTTAGCAAACTTTCAATACTAGAGCCTGTTAATTTTAACAAGTTTTCTAAAGTTTCACCTGTTAAAGATAAAGCATCTTCTAACGTAGAACCAGTAGCTTTTAATAAGTCTTCTAAGGTGCTTCCAGAAGCATTAATAATGTCTTCTAAAGTTTCACCTGTAGCCTCAATAATGTCTTCTAATGTAGCTCCTGTGTCCTCAATAAACTCAATTAAACCTTCACTGCCTGACTCAATAGCATCAAGTATCCCTTCACCTATTTCGCCTACTCCTTCTAAAATATCTCCACTTAAGTCGCCTACAACATCTAGTACGTCTTCAATACTTTCTCCTGTGGCTTCAGCAAAATCACCAAGAGCTTCACCTAAAGGCTCTAAAGCATCAATAAGATCCTCTCCTATTCCTTCTACACCTTCTAGAACATCTTCACCTAAGTTTCCGATTCCTTCAAGCACGTCTTCTACTGTAGAGCCTGTTGCTTCCGCTATGTCAGCAATAGCATCAGCTATAGGTTCTAACATGTCACCTAGTGCATCACCGCCTTCTTCAATAGCGTCAAGAATGTCGCCACTTAGGTCTTCTACTAAATCTCCAACATCTCCTATTGCTTCACCTAAAGGATCAAGTAAGTCGACTACTCCGGTAATAACATCTTCTACTGTAGAGCCTGTTGCTTCCGCTATGTCAACTAAAGTATCACCTAAAGGACCTAATGCGTCTATTACATCTTCGCCTATATCTGCTACACCACCTAAGATGTCTTCTCCCAAACCCGTTATGCCTTCAAGAACATCAGCAACTGTAGAGCCTGTAGCTTCTGCTATAGCTTCTATAGCTTCACCTAAAGGTCCAATAAGGTCTTCTACAGAATCTACACCTTCACCAATAGCGTCAAGAATATTTTCTCCAACGTCTCCAACTAATGTTCCAACATCTCCTATTGCTTCACCTAAAGGATCTAAAAGATCTACTACCCCACTAATTACATCTTCAACTGTAGAGCCTGTAGCTTCCGCTATGTCAACTAAAGTATCACCTAAAGGACCTAATGCATCTATTACGTCTTCACCTACGTCTGCTACACCACCTAGAATATCTTCGCCTAATCCAGTTATTCCTTCAAGTACGTCAGCAACTGTAGAGCCTGTAGCTTCTGCTATAGCTTCTATAGCTTCACCTAAAGGTCCAATAAGGTCTTCTACAGAATCTACGCCTTCGCCAATAGCATCAAGAATGTTTTCTCCGACATCTCCAACTAATGTTCCTACATCTCCAATTGCGTCCCCTAAAGGATCAAGAAGATCTACTACTCCTGATATTACATCTTCAACAGTAGATCCTGTAGCTTCTGCAATAGCCTCTAATTGATCACCTAATGGCCCTAGCGCGTCTATTACATCTTGACCAACATCCCCAACTCCTTCTAAGATGTCTTCGCCTACGTCAACAACACCAGTAAGTATATCTTCTACGGAAACACCTAAAGCTTCTGCAATCTCTGCTAAAGTTTCTCCTGTTTCTGAAGCAAAGTCAGCTAAAGATTGAGACAAAGGATCTAAGGCGTTTACCATACCTTTAATTACATCTTCAACAGTAGATCCTGTAGCTTCCGCTATTTCTTTAAGCTGATCACCAATAGGTCCTAAGGCATCTAACATGTCTTCTCCAATATCCTCTACACCACCTAGAATATCTTCGCCTACACCTACAACACCTTTAAGTATATCTTCAACTGTAGAGCCTGTAGCTTCCGCTATGTCAGCAAGCTGATCCCCTAAAGGACCTAACGCATCTAGTACGTCTTGACCTACGTCTCCTACTCCTTGTAAAATGTCTTCTACTGTAGAACCAGTAGCTTGTGCTATGTCTTCCAATAAAGAACCTAAAGGACTTAAAGCATCAAGTATTTCTCCTGTTCCTTCTCCTAGACCATACAAAAGATCACCTAAACCTTCTGTACCTCCTTCAATAAGTTCTCTAATTTCCTGCAACACATTGTCATCAAAATCACTGCCAAACTGATTTAAAGCGTCTAAAAGAGTGTCTTCAAAACCGTCTGGAACAGCGTCTAAAATAGGTTGGAAAAAATTATCATCTATTAAACCGCCAATTTCTCTAATAAGGTCTTCAAGGGTCCCTAACTCAAGATCGCCAGTTTCTATTAAATATTTAAGTAAACCGCCTCCTAAACTATCCTCTAAACTTTGTCCCCCTGCAAAAGCAGAAGAAGCTAATTCTACTGCGTCTACAAAGTCAGTATAGGAAACACTAATATTATTATCAGTAAAAAAATCTTCACTTAAACCAACAGCTTCTAAAGCAGGAGCAGTTAAATTAAATTTCTTAATTAAAACACCTGCGGGATTATTAGAGTTAGACGCTAAATCAAGAAAATCTAAAGTATCCTCATAGCTATAGCCAAACAAACCTAAACCTTCTTCAATAACAACAGGATTACCTGCGGCATCTACACCCATTGTAGGGGCTTGTATTGTCCCTAAAGCTTCTAAAGTTCCTACACCTAAGTTAAACCAATCGCTAGCGTGTAAAGTTTCTCCAGAAGCCGCTTTAACAGCCGTAAGAGCAAGCTGACCTCCGGGAATTAAAGAAGCAACAATGTTTGTAATTGGATTATTTAAAAAAGTATCCCACGTAGATTCTTCAGGAGGATCTTCAAACCACATTAAAGAATATTCACCAACACCTGCTTCTCCATTGCTTATGTCAATGAAAAAACCTCTATCTTCTAAGTCTTGAAGTTCTGTTCTTTCTTCGTCAGTAAAACCTTGATGTAAATCTGTATTTCCGCCTGTTTCTGGAATTTTCATAAAAAGACGAGAACCGTCGTAGTCATAAGGATAATCAACTACAAGTTCTTGAGGTAAACTATCAGCCAAGCCTAAACTGTTTTCTTCAACTAATCTAATAAAGGGCCAACCAATTACTTGATCTTTGGCCCAACCTTCATAAGTAGTTCCTTGCAGTTCATTACGATTAGGATCAAAAGCAGTAAAAGCGTAAGCCTTTCTTTCTGCTATAGCTTCTTCAGTGTTAGGGTCTTCAAGAAGATTAGTATACCATCCAACAATATCAAAATCTCCTTCTTCTCCTTCTTCTCCTTCTTCTTCTCCTTCTTCAGAACTATCGTCATTGCCTAAAAAATCACCAAACAACCCGTCTGTTGTTCTTGAACCGTCGTTTTCATCTGAACCTTGATCTTCTCCAAAAGTTTCTGTTTCTCCTGCTTGTTCATCTGGTGACTCTTCATCTTCTGGTTCGTCAGTATCTTCGCTAACAGGATCTTCTGGTTCGTTTACTCCACCAACAGTTTCCCCAGAATCATCCCAAGGATCTCTAATTTCTTCTTCTTCTTTTTCTTCAGGAATAACAGGATCAAAATCTTTAGTTGAACCTTCTTGTTCAGTAGGAACAAAAGGCTCTGTAATGTTTTCAGTTTCTTGAGTTTCTATAGTGTCTTCAGTTTCTTTTGATCCACCAATGGTTTCCTCAGAATCATCCCAAGGATCTCTAGTGTCTTCAGTTTCTTTTGATCCACCAATGGTTTCCTCAGAATCATCCCAAGGATCTCTAGTGTTTTCGTTTAGTTCTTTAATAGCGTCTTCAATAGAATCTTTTTTAGACTTATTATTACTAAGCTTAGGAGTAAGAGCCATAATTATTTATCTCGTTGAACGCCTTTAGTTTTTTCTACAGTTCTCATAGTTCCTAATCCTAACATACCAAGAAGCACAGGCATCATAGTTGACAAATCAATAAGAGGAATAATTATTGTAGAGCTAGATAAAGCAAGTGCAAAATTAGCCATAGGTATAAAAAGAAATTGAGCTGTCATTGCAAGACAACAAGACCAACCAACAGCGGGTCTCCAACCACTTACAAACAAAGACTTATGTGCCGCTTCAGTTTTATTAACTTGTAATTGAGCTTTAGCTAATTCTTGAGCATGTTTTTCAGCTAAAGTAGATAATTCAAAAGCAATTGCATTTTTTTTATCTTTATCTTCTATAAACTTATCTAAAAGCCCTGTAACTGGTCCTATTAATGAAGTTAAGATAGTCATATTATTATACACTATTTTTTGTCATGTGTCAAGGTTTTTCCAAAAATAATTTTCTGTACTGTATCAGATTCATATATACGTAAACCTAACCAAACAATAGTAAACAAAGAAGCAACAGGGGGTAACCATGCGCCTATAGTTAATATTGCAGTGGATGCCGCGGCTACATCAATGACTTCTTTTGTTTCCTCAATCATTATCATTATTCCTTTAATCTATCCAAAGTAGTGAACTAAAACCAACACTAAAAAACACAACAGTGAAGATCAGTGCTTTCCATTCTTCTTTGTCTTTCCAGTCAAAATTACTCATTCAAAAATTAC